CAGGTAAAAATCCGAAAGGAATTAAAAAAATGGCGATTTTCGCACACGGAGCAGAAATCCACATGGGAGACGGAGGGACGCCGACGGAAGTTTTTACAAAAATCCCCGGCCCCGGCGATATCGAATTTACGCCCCCACAACCGGAAAAAGTAGACGTTACCAACCACGACTCGGCCGCGAGGGAATACCTCCAAGGACTCGGCGCCGACGGCGAATTGACGTTCGAAATTCATTTCGACGCCGGCGAACCCCTCCATATCCTCCTCCGCGACAAACACGGGGAATCGGATCCGACGAATTTCCAAATCCATTTCCCCGACACCCAAAACACCGTCGCCCAATTCGGCGCCACCGTTTCGAATACCTTCCGCCTCCCCGTGGACGACGCTCAGGTTATGGCCTGCACTCTCGCGATCTCCGGCGCCGTAACGTGGCCGTAATCGATGGGAGGGACTCGATATCCAGTCGAGCCGGGAACCGGCGCCGGCCGATCCTCGGGGATGCTCGTAAAAGTTGACGACCGCGAGCTCCTCGCCCAACTCGTCCGCCTGGAAAAAGTCGCGAGGAAAGCCGTCGCGACGAAAGTAATCCGGCGATCGGCCGCTCCGATCCGCGCCGAGGCGAAAGCGAAAGTCCCCGTCCGGACCGGCGACCTTAAACGATCGATCCGGACGTATACCTCGATCGGCCGATGGTCGATTTCGGGACGAGTCGAATCGCGCCTCCCGTACGCCCACCTCGTCGAGCTCGGGACAAAGGCCCATTATCAGAAACGAAAACTCAAACACGAAAAACGAAAACGCGCCGTCAAACACCCAGGAGCGAAGCCGAAACCGTTCCTCCGCCCCGCGTTCGACTCAAAAAAGGACGAGTCGATCGCGATCGCCCGCGACACCCTCCGGACGGAGATTTACAAAGTCGCGAACAAATAACGCGAACAGAAGGGAAACCCGTCGATGGACGAAAACAAGCCTCCGACCCAATCGCCGACACTATTAACCCGCGAGTTAATCCTCGCGAAAAAAAACCTCCGATCGGAAATCGTTTCCGTCCCCGAATGGGGAGGGGACGTTCGCGTCCGCGAACTCACGGGATCGGAACGGGATCGATACGAGGCCGCACTCGTGAAAATGCAAAAAGGCGGAGCGACCGACTTAACGATGGATAACGCCCGAGCTCGCCTCGTCGCCCTGTCCGTCGTGGATAACGCCGGCGCCCGCCTATTTCGCGAGGCGGACGTTATCGCCCTCGGGAATCTATCGGCCGCGGCCCTGTCCCGTGTTTTCGACGTCGCGGCCCGACTCTCGAAAATTTCCGCCGAGGACTTGGAGGAGCTCTCAAAAAATTAAAACGGAGGCCCGAACGCCGTTTTTGGATCGTGTTATCCCTCGCCCTCGGGATCCCCGTCGGCGAGCTCCAAAACCGTTTGACGGCCTCCGAATTCGCCGAATACCTAGCGTATTACTCGATCGAGCCTTTCGGCGATTTACGATCCGATTTCCAAACGGGAATCGTCGCCTCGATCCTCCAAAACTTGATCCTCGGATTCGGAGGATCGAAGGAAAAACCGACCGTCCCCCTCGATTTCGTAATCCACGGAGACGGGAAATCGACGGGGACGATCCTCGACGGGGATCCAGGCGCCGCCGGCCTGGACGACGACGACGCCGAGCTCCGCCGACAGTCTCAGGAGCGAATGATCGCCGCACTTAAAGCGATACCAGGGAAAGGAAAACCGCGATAATGGCGACCCTCGCCCGATTAAATGTAATCCTCGGGTTAACGACGACCTCGTTTACAAAGGGACTCGAAAACGCCCAAAAAAAATTGACCCGTTTTGGCCGACAAATGGACCGGACGGGACGACGACTCACAACCCAATTGACCGTCCCCCTCGCCCTCGCCGGGACGACGGCCGTTAAAATGTCCCTTTCGTTCGAGGACGCGATGACGAAAATAATTACCCTCGTCGGAGTATCCGAGGAGCAGGTAAAGGAATGGGGAAAACTCCTCCTCGACCTCGGCCCCGAGCTCGGGAAAACCCCGACCGAGCTCGCGAACGCACTTTTCCAGGTTACGTCGGCCGGATATCGAGGCGCCGAGGCGATCGACGTCCTAACATACGCCGCGAAGGGATCAAACCTCGGCCTCGGGGAAACCGTCGTCGTCGCCGACGCCGTAACCTCGGCGATTAACGCCTGGGGAAAAGCGAACCTAAACGCCGCCGACGCGACCGCGATCCTCCGCGCCGCCGTCCGCGAGGGGAAAGCCGAGGCCGACTCGATCGCGCCTGTTATCGGGACCGTCGCGAATGTCGCGGCCGGAATGGGAGTCCAATTCCACGAAGTCGCCGCCGCGATCGCCGTAATGACCCGAACAGGAGCTCCGGCCGAAATCGCCGTAACGCAGTTATCCGCGATCCTTTCGACGATCCAAAAAGGCGCCCCGAAAACCAGGGAGGCGTTACTCGGAGTCGGGACGTCGTTACAGGAAGTCCGCGACACCCTCCGCGGAAAAGGTTTAATCGCCCTCCTAACGACCCTCGTCGAGAAATTCGGCGATAACGAGGACGCCGCCGCCGGCGTTTTCGGAAACGTCCGCGCCCTCCGCGGATTGATGGGACTCGTCGGCGCCGAGGCCGAGGAAAACGTCAAGATATTCGCCCGCCTCGCCCAAACGACGGGGAAAGACCTTAACGAAGGATTGGCCGTCGTCGCCGAAAAATCAGGATTCAAACTCGCCCAAGTTTTCGCCGAGCTCTCCTCGGCCGCGATCACATTCGGCGACGCGATCCTCCCGTACGTCGTCCCCGCGGCCCAAAAACTCGGCGAGCTCGTCGAACGTCTCACGACCGCATTTTCCGAGCTCGATCCCCAAGTCCAAAAAGCGATCCTCGCGATCCTCGGGATCGCCGCCGCCGCCGGCCCCGTCTTAATCCTCGTCGGATTGATCGCCTCCGGCCTCGGCGCGTTATCCCTTTCGTTCGTCGGATGGACGGCCGCGATCGCCGTCGCCGCCCCATTGATCGCGAAACACTGGACGGCGATAAAAAACGCGATCGGCGCCCTCGTCGAATTCGCGAAACCGGCCCTCGCGGAGCTCCGCGATTTCGTCCTCCAAGTTTTCGGAAAAATAAAGGATTTCGCGATCGAGGTATGGCCGACGATCCAGTCGATAATCCGGCGAGCCGTCGAACGGATTTCCGAGTTATGGGAAAAACACGGGGATACGATCCTCCGCGTCCTCGACCGCGCTTGGAAAGTCGCGAAAATGGTAATCCTCGCGACCCTGGACGCCGTTACAGGGACGATCGAAACCCTCCTCCACCTCCTAAATAACGATTGGGTTAACGCCTTCAAAACGGCGAGGGATACCGTTAAATCCGTTTTCGGGACCGTCGTCGATCTCGTGAAAGCCGCCCTCCTCCGAATGTCCGCGGGATGGTACGATTTCTCCGCCTCCGCGGATCTCGCGATGATAAAAATTCTCGCGACGATCCGAAAGGTAATCGACGCCTGGACGAAAATCCCGTTTATCGATCCCGTACAACGGAAAATCGGGGAGGCCGCTTTAACCGGGATCGACGCCGCGATGGGAGCGATCGCCGTCCGAGTCGCCGAGGCGAAACTCGAATCGCAACACCTAAACCGCGAGGCCGATAAATTGATCGCGCCGATCGAAAAGGCGAAAACCGGCCTCGTCGAAATGCGCGGGGAATGGGTTACGATTTCCGGCGCCGCGGCAAAGGCCGCGGACGAAACCGTTATTTCGATTACCCGCGCCGGCGAGGAAATCAAGGGAACGCTAAAAGGCGGATTCGGGAGGGGAGTCGAGGAGGGAGTCGAGGCCGCGAAAATCTCTTACGACTCCCTCCAACAATACGTCGAGGATCACCCCCTCCGGCCCGAATTCGATATGGAATATATTCAGCGACAATTCGACGCGATTAACCGAGCTCCGGATACCGGCGGAGCTTTACCGTAGGAGGCGAGCTCGTGGCCTTTTCCACTTCCGAAGTCGGTTTCGAACGGGGAGCGACCCAAGTCCTCCTCGATCGCGAGCCCCGACACCTCAACAGATACAATCGATCCGGACCGGCCCGCGTTTCGAATCTCTCGATAACGGGAATTCCAATAACCGTCGAATATACGCAGGAGGCCGGCGAATGGATCGTCGAGCTCGCCCTCGAACAATTGACCTCGGCGAAAGCCGACGTCCTCCGGACCCTCGCGAACGACGCCGGCCCGCTAACCGCGAAATGGACCGTCGGCGTTTCGACGACGTACACCGTAACGATTAACGCGATCAAATTCGAACCAATTATCGGACACTATCCCGACGGAGCTCCGACCGGCCTTAAATATCAACGAGTCGAGATCGAGCTCGCCGTACAGGAGGTAATTTAATGAGCTCCGAAATTATGCTCCGCGACGCCGCCGCCCCCTCGGACCCGGATTCCGACCTCCTCCTCCGATGGGAAAATACCGTAAATACGCCGATCGTTTCGGCGACATTTCCGGCGAACGGGAAAGCCGTCGCCGGCGTTTATACGATCGTCGGCGCCTCGGCCTCGTCCGTAAATATCACGGCGGAGGATCCGAAAAACGAACTCGTCGGAACGGGGATTTCCGTCGTCGCCGACGGATCGACTCCGAACGATCTCGGATTCGCCTCGATCGTGTTTTCCGGATCCCTTGCCGTCGGATGGACCGCGAAAGCCTCCGTCGGCGCGTTAATGGCCGGCGACGGATCCACGTCCAGGCGCCTAAACGTCGGGACGATCGTCGCCGGGGACTCCTCGACACAACGGAAAATTACGGCCGTTAACGTCGGGACGGAGGACTCGGCCGAAACGAAGGTTTACGCCCTCCCCGGATTTTTCGTCGAGGGAGCAGGAGTCGAGGATTATATCGAATTTATTCGAAACCACTCCGACCCCGCCCGCCACGATCTCGCGATCGCCGGCGATTACGATATTACTTTTCAGGATTACCAGACCGGCCCGCCGCAATCGGCCGACGTTTACGTTAACGACGGCGGAGGCGCCGTTAAATGTATCGAGGACGCCGCCCTCGACGGGACTTTGTACGAATACGGCGTTTCGGGATACATCGACGCCGCGGACGAGCTCCGCGGACTCGGGATCGCGTTTATCGTCGATCCAGGGGATCCGACCTCGAAAACGTTTACCCTCCACGTCCGCGATTCGTACTCGTGGATCGAATTCGCTCCGGACGTTTCGGGATCGCCGGGGACGTGGCAGTCCGGACCCTTGACCTTGACCGAATCCGGCGAGGCGTCCGGAGTTATCACCCCCTCGGGTTACTGCCATTTTTGGATCCGGACGACCGTCCCGAGCTCGGCCTCGCCTGGGGATATGCGACTCGTCGTTTATCGCGTCCGCGGACTCACGGTATAGGAGGAGAAAATGGCGACGGGATCCGCGACCTTATTCGACGAATATTTCCTCGACTCAGGGAAAGCCGTCCACAACCTTTCGACGGCGACCCTTAAATTTATGATCGTTAACAATACGTCGCCGCCCGCCGTGGACGACGCGACGCCGCGATATTCCGATTATTCGGCGAACGAGGTAACGAACGCCGGCGGATATCCGACGGGAGGGATCACGTTAACGACCGTTTCGTATTCGATGATTTCCGGAGTCGCGACGTTAACGGCCGACGACGTTTCGTTAACGATCGACGCCTCCGGATTTACCGATGGATATTGGGGAATCCTGATAAACGACTCCGCCACGAATAAAGAGGCGATTGGTTTTTGGGATCTCGGAGGCCCGATTTCGGAACAGGCGGGACCGATCTCGATCGAATTCGACGCCGGCGTCGTGGCCGAATTCCCCGCCAACGTCGCAGCGTAAGGAGCTCGAAAAATGCGTTATTGGGAATTCGGCGAATTCGCCTCGCAACATTCCGAAATCGATATCGCGGACCTTGGTTTCGGCCGATCGATCATCGTCGAGGGATCGACGTCGAACCAGGATCAAACGGACCCGGATTACAACACTCAATATCACCAATGGGCCGTCCACCCTTCGACGGATACCGATTTTACGTATGGCGTCGTCCATATCGGAAAAGAGCTCCTAAAAACGAAACTCGGACAAATCCCGATCCTGATTCGGGTTAATTATCTCCCCTGGGTCGATGCCATTACATCGGGGAATTACGCGATTTACCGATTTATCACGATTCCGGATATTACGGATTGTACCAATCGATATCGCGACAAATCGGCCGCGATTACATGGTACGAGGACGCTTATGCTCCGTACCCTGGACAAGATATCGAAAGTCCGCCGGCGTATACGGGGACAATCCTAACGACCGAGGCGAACGTCCGCGAGTCGTTCGAAATTACCTCCGTCGTCGAACGAGCCCTCCGCGATAACGTGGACGTTTACTTTATGGTCCGATGCACGAATATCTCCGGAGGATCGTATTTCCCGACGACATATAACGTCGTCGGCCATTGGCCGATGTTCGCGTTTTACTTTTTGTACCCGATCGAATTTTACAAGGCGACGTCGGGAGGGGATATCGACCTCCTCGCCGTCGTGGACGACGATCCGGGGAACGAATATTACCTCGGCGCCGTCGAACGATCGCAGACCGGCGCCGCCGTAAAAGGATTTTTCAGAAACTACACCGCGGAAACCCAACACGTCGAAATCTTCGACGATCATCCGGAATTCGAGGATCCCGTCCAGCGAGCCGGATCGGGAACCGGCCTCCTCGATTATGTCGTC